GTAGTTGTAACTGCTACTGATTTTGCAAACTTCTTCGCATTGCGTAATCATCATATGGCACAACCTGAAATCAAAAAACTCGCTGAAGAAATGTGGGAAGCTTACCAGAAATCCACCCCAGAAGAAAAACTGCCTGGTACTTGGCACTTACCTTTTATCGACGACACTTCCTATAAAAAAGCTGTAGAACGAGCAGTTGAATGGAACTCAGCTATGGACCTATTGATCAAGATGTCGGTCGCTAGATGTGCTCGAGTTTCATACATGAAACATGATGGTACAAACCCAACTATCGAAGATGACCTTAAACTCTACGACAGACTAATGGGTGCACACCCTCTTCACGCTTCACCAGCTGAACATCAAGCAATGGCTGTGGGCGACCCGAATGTAAGATCAGGTAACTTACGCGGCTGGGTGCAATACCGCAAGTGCTGTCAGGGTGAAAATATCACTGAATATAACGGATAACCATGAAATACACCAAGCTAAGGGGTCGGCAATGTCTAAAGGTAAACAAGCCTATTATCGACCTTTGTCACATTATAGCTATCATCGCTGAAAAACCGGTTAGCGTAACTCATATCAGTAAATGCTTAGGGGTGAGCTGGCCTTATGCCAGGGATTTAATAGAGGTTCTGATAGAAGCGAATGCGGTTGCAGTCGAGGGTCACAAGGTTCACTTATTTCCAGCACCGGTTTATTTTAGCAAGGTGGTGGCGATTGTAGAAAATCGCCCTTTTGGGGTTTTACCTGAAAAACCTGACATAGCTGATTTGATTTTATATGAATTGCTTAGCAGGGTGGGTGAGGTTGATCTCACCCAGTTTGTTGGGATAACTAGCCTTCACAAGCCACACACTGATTATCAAGAATAGACCTACCCTTATCAGCACTAATGCTGGCTTGAGATCTCATATAATAAAGAGCCTTAAGGTGTGAAGATTGTTCTGCCCAAGAGTGACAGTCATCGATAATCTGGTGGAGTTTATCTATTTCCTCTTCACCCCATGATTCATCAATAGCTGGGAAGAATAGGTTTAATGATTGACCTTGGCAAATATGCTTTTGGCGATTGTTTGCTAGACGAAGTAGTACCATTTGGTCGATCTCAAAAGCTGTCTTAAAGACGAGTTTTTCTTGATCTGATAGGAAATCCAAGTGCTGGCAAGATCCACCAGCATCCCTGACCGATTGCAAGACTTCTTTGGTGTATTTTTTCTTCTTTTTCAGCAGCTTAATAAAGAATGGATTTATGCGTAGAAGCGCTCCACGACTAGTATCCTGGTTAAAGTAACACCCATACCAAGGCTCAATACCTTGAGACTGAGAACCACAGACCATGGCTGAAGTCATATTAGGTGCTACTGCCAGTCGATGGGTGTTGCGCAATCCAGTACCTTTTAATACCTCCGGCTCACCAAACATCTCAGCTAGCTTTTGACTAGCGGCTAGCGATTCGGATTGCATATGACGGAAGATTTCTTCATTTTTATAATGAGCTGAAAGCTCTTCCATTCCAATCATATGCGATTGCAAGAAGCTGTGGAATCCTAGCAGCCCTAGCCCTAGTGCTCGATTCCTCTTAGTAAAGTGAACCGCACGCTCTAAGCCAGGAATACCTTCGCCACGCTCAATCAAATCTTGAGCAACGCAATCAAGAAAAAAGATAGCGGTTTGAACTGCATCGGTGTTTTTCCACTCGTCGAAATGCAGTGCATTCATTGAACTCAGGACACAAGTAAATACATTTTCAGAATCTGAATGCAGAAAAATTTCGGTACAAAGGTTACTAGCCTTAACAGACATGTTATGAGTTTTGTAGCATTCTGGGTTTTGTGCATTGGCTTTATCGATATAAACAATATACCCAGACCCAGTTAATCTACGGATATCCAAAATCCTCTTGCGACGACGAATGGCTTCAGCATCCCCATTCTTACATCTTTCGATGAAGTCATCAGATACTAAAAAGCCGATGTTGAACTTGTCGTGTTCATGTCGAAACCAGTCCAAGGTTTCATCGAAGTCACCGGATTCAATATCTACATACGCAGCAATTGCACCACGCCTGGTCGATCCTTGTGTAACTACATCAGTCATTTGCTTGTATTGACGAATCCAAGAAACCACACCGGAAGAGTGCCCACCGGTACCTTTGATACCAGTACCTCGAGATCTTAGTGCAGCAAAGCAACCTGATGTACCAAAGCCATATTTTGTCAACATAGCACATTCTTTAAGGTTTTCGTAAATACTGCCAAGATCATCTTCTATGAAATTACCAGAACAACTGACCGCCATACCTCGGTCTGTACCAAGGTTAGAAAATACTGGAGTCGCTAGTGCAAGCCAGCCTTTCCATGATAAATCAAAGAACTTCTTTTCATATGCTGATCGAATCTCGGCTGGTAGATATGAGGCAGCTGCTTTTGCTACCCTGGTGTAAGCATCTTTAGGTGTTCTTTCTCCACCCTCTCGCCACAGCATAGATTTACGAATTGTCTGCCAACTCATTACAGTAAACCACTCTGGCGCAGTACCAGCAGATTTCATTTCATCTAGTTCAGCTTCTAGTTCATCAAACAGGAGATCTTCCTCTAAGCCCATCTGAGCTTTGAGTTCTTCCTTTTCACTTACCTTAGTCATGCCATACCTTATAAGTTGTATTGGTAAAATTCGCTGTTTCTTCGTATTCTACAGACTCATTGTGGAAAAAGTCGTTCATGCTTTTCGCATTGATCATATCATAAAACCAGTCAGCGATTGGGTTTTCATCTTCGTTGACTTCATAGATTGGCTTCATTTGGATATCTTCAAGTTTTTTATTAGTTCGATGACGAATAAACGTCTTAAGGTGATCAGCCGTCATATGCTTAATCCCACCCTTGGAGAACATTTCATCTACGATTGCGTCCTCTTGCGCGACCAGAGTTTTTAACACTGGTACCAACTCTTTGTAGGTTTTTTTGCGATCTGCCTTACCTTCAGCTACTAGTGTATTAAACAACCAAGAGCCAGCTTCAGCATGAAGGTTCTCGTCTCGTACTGAATACTTCAAGCCTGTTACAACGTTTGAGAGTTTATTCATGCCATTAGCTTGAAAGCTCATCAAAAAAGCAAAGCTTGAGTACAAAACTACCCCTTCAATAAAGCTAAATAATGCCATTGCAAGAGGAAGTTCTTGGTTGTTTTTGACGCGAAGGTGGTGATTGATTAATTCCATACGCTTTACCATGTCTGGATTAGATTGGTAGCTCATATAGAACTCTTTAGTGGACAACCCTAGCTCATCATTCAATCTGTCATAGAAGATCGCATGAACGGCTAACTCCATTGCAGAAAACATGGCTGCCATCATTTGAACTTCATGGGGTTTGCATCGTGGGTAAACGATCTCAGCCCAAAAGTCACCAACTCCTACTTCATAATGAGTAAAAAGCTGCAAGCTAGTTGTGATGGCGTGTTTAATACCGTCATTAAAAGAGACGTGGTATTCTTGGATGTCAGCAGTTAAGCTGATCTTTTCGGGTATCCAAAAAACCTTTCTTTGCCTGGCGGTGTATATTTCAGCTGGACTATAAACAAAAGGACGAAAGTTCGGTCTATCTCTAAAAAGGGACATAATTCCCTGCTCCAGGTCGTTTTAAGGTCAAAGAAATCCATAAAACCCAATGAAAGTTGTTTTTTGGGTTTAAAAAACGAGAGGGTTTTGCAACCACTCTCTCTTTTCTACTATATCTTGATTATTTTGTTAAGCGGATTCTTTATGCGCCATCATCCAAGTTAGATCCACCAGTATCGTCATCACCACCTTGAGCGATTCCGAACTCGTCTTCACCAACTATACCGATAACGTCGATACGCACATCAGACACACCTCTAGAAGAGACTCCTGAACTCCAACCGCTTACACGACAACCCCTTGCTTGGAAGATGATTTTGCCAGTTTGACGATCAGAAACTACTACTTCAAAATCCTCCTCAGTAAGAAGATCTTTTAGTAATGATGCGTTTGCTACCTGATAAGGTCCAGCATCAACCACTCGATACCCAGTCAGAGACATGGAAACTGGCTCTTGTGAGGTGGGTGTGATTTCAGCAGGGTTGTAGCGCCCTAAGATGTAAGCCGGTGCCTTGTCTTGTCTGATAGACCATGAGCAGTTTGCGAATAGACCAACGGTATTACCGTTGATCGAAACTTTCGCACGCGCACCAGTTAATATTTTTGCCTGTGCCATTAGTTACCCCTTATTGACTAGCTTCTTGTGTTACTTCAGATAGCGCGAGTGTGATCGGAACGAAGTAGATCAACCCAGCTAACTTGGCTTCGAGAGATATGGTCATAACTCCACCGTTGATTTTAACCACAGCGTTTTTGTAACCCTTTGGCGCATCATCAGAAGCGGAAGTCCATCGCAATCTCTTGAAGTTAAACATTTGAGCATCTAGGAATCCTAGAGCAGCGTTAGCTGTAATATCAGCTACTGACTGACCAACGACCTGTCGATCAAATGCTTCTTTAAGAGAGATAGCCATCAAGTCAGCAATGTAAACTGCCTGTAAGCTATTGAAAACAAAATTAGAATCTAGTGTGTACATGGTCTGATCTGTAACAAAACGATACCCACCAGTACTGATTGGCTCGATTGGTGTCATGCCTGACAAGATAGCAGACTTGACCTGACTACGAGACTTGGGGTTGAACCCATTGTCGTAATGACTAACACCCAAAACTGCAACACCTTTTTTGACAATCCCCTTGTAACCTGCGGCTGCCTGTAATCCTAGTGCTAGGAGTGAGTGCATCCAAGGTTGGAATGTCTTAATTGAACCATCACTAGTTTGTAGTTTAATTCTTTGGAATCCGAAGAAACCTCTGAAAGTGCCTACAGAGCTAACCGCTTCTTTTTGATCTGCGAAGCTAGCATCTTTAGCCATACCAACTTGACGGTTTTGCTGGTTTTCAAGAGAACTGGCCAAGGTAGCGTGTGATCTTAGCGCAGCGTTAATTGCATCAATCGCGTAAGTTGAGCTAGACTCAGTCTCACCAGCTGTAATGTCATTCACAGCATCATCAGCAAACAAAGCAGAAACAAAGTTAGTAGTCACTCCAAGAGCAGCGTCTATGGCAGCTGTTACGGCTGCACCAGTAGTGCCACCCTTTTCTCCACCACTTAAAAAGGCGAAGTTTGCAGTAGCTTCTGGTAGACCAGATTGGCCGATTAACTCAACCGTTGCTAAACCTGAACCACTTACAGCAGAAACCCAAGCAGTTGCGTCTTTTTTGATACGACCAGGTCGTCCACCGATAGAAGAACTAAGTGAATAAGTCCCTCTGTCTAAGTCTGATGGCTTAGCTAGATTAAAGCTAGCACTTGGGATTGCAGCTGAGAAACCCTCTTGGGCGTTTATTAAATCGGCTGCATCTACTAAGGTTTTAGCCTGATCGAAAGAGACTTCGAAAGAGGTTACTGAAGCAACCTTGAAAGTCATCTTTTCGTCGTCGATAACAACTTCAGCGTCATCTTCAGTAGATCCGATAGTGATTGCTACATCACCACCAGCTTCAAAGCTATTAACAACTGGTTCGCGGTTGATCAAAGTCTCAGAAACATATTCTGCCTCAGAGTAGTAAAGATCTCCACCAGCGTATGCAGGATCTCCATCAAGTTCTCTTAAGACTGAGTCCCAATCACCAGTGACTTCTAGTGATTTACCTAAACCATCGATTACAGGCTTAAGGCAAGTAAACCCAGCAGCGACACCAGCAGCAGTAGTTGCTCCAACCCCTGTAGCCGTTCCGCCAGAAATTCTATAAGCCGAAACAGTTGTGGAAGTAGCTGAAACTACTGTGTAGAATCCTGCCTTTACTCCAACAAACTCAGCATCAAACTGAAGTGTGTCACCAACTTGAGGATTAGCATCCCAAACGGTACCAACTTCAGTGATTTCGATTGAGATGTTTGTGCCATCGTTTAGTGTTGCTTCCCAGTCAGTCGTAAGACTTCCAGCAACATCTCTGTCTTGTCCAGTAGTGTTCGAAATACTAACTGGCTTCCAAACCACTAAGTCAAGCTCACCAGCATCAATTGCACCTGAGCCAGCTTCGATAGCTGCGTTGGTATTGATAGGTGTTAAAGTTATAGAGGCTGAAGAAAGTGTGTTAGTTACAGACTTCACAACATAGC